GCTGAGATGCAGAGACTAAACCTAACACTACCACAAGCACTAGATGCACTAAAGATGTTTGCAGATGATGTACAATTTCAAAAAGACCTTGACGTGATATACGGTAATGAGGTATTTGATGATTGGGATTATTGGCACGAAGGAGATATAGAATAAATGAAACTTACCCTCGACGTTGAAAACACTGTGGTAAAACGTAACGGTAAAATGCACTTAGACCCATTTGAACCTGAGAATACACTTGTTATGGTGGGTATGCTAGATGATCTTGGTAACGAAGACCTTGTAACATTCGATCACTCTGAGCAACAACCCACAACTGAGGGGAGGTTGATTGTCCAACGCAAACTGGATGATACCTCCCTTCTAATTATGCACAATGCTGCACATGACATGATCTGGTTATGGGAGTCAGGCTTCACATATGATGGTGCAATCTTCGACACAATGCTAGGTGAGTACATCTTGCAGCGTGGTCAGAAGGAACCATTATCACTGGAAGCATGTGCTGAACGTTATGAACTAGACACACAAAAGCAAGACACCCTCAAAGAATACTTCAAGCAGGGCTATTCAGTACGTGACATTCCACATGCTGAGTTATCTGAGTACCTATCTGCTGACTTACATGCAACACAACAGTTGTACAATCGTTTGCAGACGAAGTACGAGGAATGCACTTCACTGGACGCAACAATCAAGCTGACTAACCAACTGGCTATTCATCTAGCACGTATCTATCAACGTGGCTTTACTGTGGACATGGCAGCACTTGATGATGTGCGTCAAGAGTTTGAGCAAGAACGTGATCAGCTAGTCACTGAACTAGAGACACAGGTACGTGAGTTGATGGGTGATCGTCCTATCAATCTCAACAGTCCTGAGCAACTATCATGGGTCATCTACAGTCGTAAGCCTAAAGACAAAAAGTTCTGGGCTGACTTGTTTGATGATCGTATGGATGATCAGGATTACAAATATCAAGTACGCAACAGTAGTGATGTCTTGTACAGACAAACAGCTAAACAATGTAATGCCTGTGATGGTACAGGACAGATACGCAAACTAAGAAAGGATGGTACACCATATGCCAGAACTAACAAATGCACTGAGTGTGATTCTAGAGGAGTTAATTTTACTGATAACGGTAATACAGTTGCTGGGCTAAAGTTCGCTGCACCCTCAGCTAAGTGGATCAGTGCCAATGGCTTCAGCACAAGTAAAGACAATCTAGTATTCCTTGAGGGCATTGCACGTACAAAAGGCATGAAGGATGCTGAGACATTCCTACAACGTGTTCGTCGCCTGAGTGCCGTAGAGACTTACCTGAGTAGCTTTGTGGAAGGTATAGCTACCCATACCAAGCAAGACGGTAAGCTGCATGTACGGCTCTTACAGCACCGCACAGGCACAGGTCGTCTATCAGGTGCTGATCCTAACATGCAGAACATGCCACGTGGTGGTACATTCCCAGTGAAGAAGGTATTCAAGTCACGTTGGGATGGCGGTCAGGTTATGGAAGCTGACTTTGCACAGCTTGAGTTTCGTGTTGCTGCATTCCTATCACAGGACAAGACTGCCATTGACGAGGTTACTACAGGCTTTGACGTACACTCGTACACAGCTAAGGTTATCTCAGATGCAGGTCAACCTATGTCACGTCAAGAGGCTAAGGCACACACCTTTGCACCTTTGTATGGTGCTAGTGGCTTTGGTCGTACAGAAGCTGAGGCTGCTTACTACAAGCAGTTCACTACCAAGTACAGTGGCATAGGTGAGTGGCACAAGGCACTAGCCAAGGAAGCACTCAACACAGGTAAGATACGTACACCATCAGGACGTGAGTTCTCATTCCCAGATGTGCAGCGTAGACGCTTTGGTGGTGTGACATATTTCACACAGATTAAGAATTATCCTGTGCAATCGTTTGCTACTGCTGACATCGTACCTATATCTCTGATATACATTGATAAGTTATTAGGAGTAAATCAAATGCAATCATGTATCGTCAATACAGTTCACGACAGTATCGTGATCGACGTACATCCAAACGAAACTGACAAGGTTATCAAAGTGATAAACCGTACTAACGAAATGCTTACGTCTTTGGTCAACAAGAAATGGGACATAGATTTCAATGTACCTCTACTACTAGAGGCAAAGATTGGTCCGAATTGGCTTGACACAAAAGACGTAGCCTGATATAACTATACGTTCCGCAAACAGAAAAGGAGACTACATATGAATCAAGTAGCAACACAGAACTTCGCAGACATGGCAAAACTAATGGGTGTAAGCACAGAAGTGCAAGCACAGAAAGCAAGTACACTTGCTCGTCTGCGTATCCATCACTCACCTATCATGGGTGAGGCAGAAGTAAACGGCAAGTCAGTAAAGATGGAAGTCGTTGGGGGTGGTACATACAAGTTGGAAATCCCAGATGGTCCAACATACTATGCATCATCTGTCAACGTCCGTCCATTCGTACAACGTTACATGTACAAACGTTTTGTCATGGGTAACGACAATACACCTAACCGTTACATCAAGACTGTCATGGCTGACAACTTGAACATTGATCTTAAAGACAATGACGGTGGGTTCAACTGTGGTAAACCTGCTGGGTATATTGAAGACTTCAAAGCACTACCTGAGAAGACACAAGAATTGATCCGTCAGATCAAACGTGTACGTGCTGTATTCGGTGAGGTCGAATTGATTGATCCTGTAGATGCGTCAGGTAATCCTGTCACCGTGGACGCAACACCATTCATCTGGGAAGTTGAGAACCGTGATGCGTTCAAGACTATTGGTGAGGTGTTCATTACGTTGGGTAAGATGCGCCGACTACCACCAATGCACAAGGTGAAACTGTCAACTGAGGAACGTAAGTTACCAAATGGTAACAGCTTCTATCTTCCAAACACGCAGCTTGATCTGCAAACTACACTGGAAATGGATGACGCTTCACAGGAGACACTAGGAAACTTCCTAGCTTGGATCACTAACTACAACGAGTACATCGTCAATGCTTGGAATGAAAACGTATCTAAGCATGAAGATGTTGACACAGAAACTGTCGATGACTTTATCGACATCTCAGAGGAGGATTTCGTATAATGCAACACCCTGCCGAAATGAAACTGCACCAGTTTATGATTGATGCAGCCAATGGAAAGACAANGTTCACAGANGAACAAGCCTTTGACATTGGTGTTGATGTTGCAAATGCAGTGCTACGTCAGTTCGGCAGTGGTAAGTCTCGTGACGAGTTCAGGTTACGGATGTCCAACATTGGACGTCCCACCTGTCAACTGTGGTTTGACAAGAACAAACCTGAGACTGCATTGCCGAAGCCTTCGACATTTGTAATGAACATGATGATCGGAGATATTGTTGAGGCTGTATTTAAAGGACTGCTTAAAGGGGCTGGCATCGAATATAAAGATACAGATCATGTCTCTTTCATGGTGGGAAATACCAATCCTACTACTGTTAAAGGTAGCTATGATCTTGTGCTTGACGATGCTGTGGATGACGTTAAGTCAGCTAGTCCTTGGTCTTACCAAAACAAGTTTGAATCATTTGATTCATTATCAAAGGGTGATTCATTTGGCTACGTTGGACAGCTTGCAGGATACTCAGAAGCATCTGGGTACAAAGCAGGTGGTTGGTGGGTAGTCAACAAAGGTAATGGGGAGTTCAAGTACGTCCCTGCCACTGGTATGGACAAAGAGAAAGAACTTGAAAAAATCAATGCGACTGCTGACACAGTTGCAAAGAATGAGTTCAAACGTTGCTTCAAGCCTGTACCTGAAACATACAGAGGCAAGCCTAGTGGCAACATGGTGTTGAATGACAACTGTAAGTTCTGTGACTATCGCTTTGAATGTTGGCCTACACTACAAGAGCTACCATCCAAAGTGTCACAAGCAAAAGAACCTAAAACAGTTGCATATGTAGAAGTAAAGGAGTATTAAATGTTAGGTGATGATGAGATCAAAGAAATGCAAGATGAGATTAACATGTTAGAGGAGCAGCTACGTGAGCGTAAACGTGCCTTGCAAGAAGCTAAGTATGCAGGTTTACGTGCAGCAATGAAAGCTCGTAACGAGGCAGAGCAGTTGCTTAGTGAAGAGTTGAAAGCACTAGGTGTTCGTCGTATTAACTGGCATCCTTTTGTCTAATGAAGAGGTTTAGTGCAGCAATAAAGCATGGGTATCGCAGTGGTCTTGAAGACAAGGTGTCGGATTATCTGAAGGAACAAAAGATTCCTGTGAAGTATGAGGCTATCAAGATTGAATGGGAAGACTTGATGTACCGTACCTACACTCCTGACTTTGTGCTGCCTAATGGCATTATCATTGAGACTAAAGGTAGGTTCACATCGGATGATCGTAGGAAACATAAGCTGATTAAGCAGCAACATCCTAACCTTGATATACGGTTTGTGTTTACAAATAGTAAATCCAAGTTATCCAAGGGGGCAAAGACAACCTATGGCATCTGGTGTGAACGTAACAACTTTCTTTACTCAGATCGTATTCCACCCTTGCAGTGGTTGAAAGAACGTGGTAAAGATGAACACCCAGACTTAATAGAATTTCCAATGGAAAAAATAAAAAGGAGCTAACATGAGTAAAGATGAAGACGATACAATCTACGTAGACTTTAAACCTAATGACTTTGTTATTCGTATCTCACCCATTATGGATAATGAAGATATGTGGACAGGGGAATTGAATGTAGGCTACCTTACAATGGATGAAAACTATATGAGTGAGGATGACTATGCACACGTTGACATAGTTACTAACATGGCACTCTCAGCTATCCCTTTGATGGAAGAAGACTTACAGTTCCGCACTAAACTTTATAAGTTTACACTGAAAGCATTAGAGAGTTCTCCAGAGGAGCATGTAAAGACTGTTACATCAGAACAGGAAGAAGATAGCAACGTAATCAAACTACGATTCAACTAAGGAGACTGATATGGCAGACAATGTAAATCAACCACTACACTATAACCAAGCTGGCATTGAGTGCATTGATGCCATAGCAGCAGCTACAGGAGATGGTTTTGAGTACTACCTACAAGGTAACATACTTAAGTACTTGTGGCGTTACCGTTACAAGAACAAGACTGAGGACTTACGTAAGGCTCAGTGGTATTTGAATAAACTTATTGAGGTGAAAGAGAATGATAATCAAAGTGTTCTTGACTTTGGAAATAGATGAAGAGGATTATCCAGTTCCTGTAGACGGTAACATTGATGAAGAAATAAATGAAACTTTAGAAGAGTTCGTCTACGACATTGACGGTATGTCAATTAAAGCAATTAAAATATTAACAACGGAGTGACAATGAGCAATATANTACCAACTGACTATCAATCGTTCATTCACAAGTCACGTTATGCCAAGTACTTTGATATTGGTGGACGTGAGTCGTGGACTGACACAGTATCCAGATACATGGACAACGTTGTTGAACCTGTAGTGGATAGTGGTGCTAATGAAAGCAACCTGAACATAGCACATGATATTGAACAGGCAATCTTAAACCTAGAGATTATGCCTAGTATGAGAGCTATGATGACTGCTGGCCCTGCATTAGCACGTGATAACACAGCAGGGTATAACTGTAGCTACCTACCAGTAGATGATCCAAAGGCTTTTGATGAGGCCATGTTCATCCTACTATGCGGTACAGGTGTAGGCTTTTCAGTTGAACGTCAGTACATCCAGAAGCTACCCGAAGTACCTGAACTATTGTTTACATCTGATACTACTATCGTAGTTAAAG